GGCCTAGACCTTTTTCGAGGGCTAGGCGGAACCGCAGCGGCCGGCTGCGGTGAGGTGGGCACCGCGTGAGGACCCGCCACCGGCCACACCTAATGCGCCAGCAGGTGATCGAGATATAACTCCGCCTGCCATAGATCAGAGCTGTAGCGGCAGATGCCACCCACGCAGCTGCGGTAATACACCTCACCGTGCACCGGCATCAACGTCTCGATGTAGCCGCCATCTCGATCTGTGCGGCTGATCACCTCAGGTCCGAACATTGCCGCGCCTCTTGCTGGTGGATCCATACCTTCAGTCTGCCGACATACTCCCGCAGCACCTGCGCCTGCTGGAGGTGAAATGGGTCTCTGCTGGCAAACCACAGCTGGTTGTGGCGATCAATCGCCTGCAGCGACTGGTGGATCAGCGGACACCAATCAGCGCGTACAGGTGTGGCCCACTCACGTGGCACGTTCGTACATTTCACAGCGGGACGCATAACGCCCGCCACTACGTTTTGATTCTGGCAACTCCAGGCCGCACGCCTGGTGACGCATCTCCCAATAGTGGCAATCCCAGCACATCATTGGCCCATCAGCGGGGCGGATACGATTGCGTGCTGCCTGATAGATCTGCTGCGCCTTAATGAGCGCCGTCTGCAGGTGTACTGTGCCCGTGTCCATCTCCAGCTGATGTTCAGGCTTGGGGCCAAGCACCACACGAGCGTGCCAGTTGCGATCAGATCGGCTGCACACCAGCAGCAAACGGCCAGCGTGCAGGCTGATCATTCATCCTCCCCGTAAGCAGGTTGATGAAAGATCCGCTCTAGCGTCATGCTGGCCGGCTCCTCAGGCCCATCCGTGACATACGCCGCCACTGGATCAGTGCCATCAGCGGCCACGTACACGCAGGAATAGCCATAGGGCTTTACCACCACCAAACCCGTGCGCTTGCTGCGCGTGAGGATCCGCAACGCAAGGCGTTCGATCAGGTTCAGGCCAGGAAGCTGGTGCATCATCCCTCCAGTTTGGCAATCAGACGGTCGATATACCAGCGGCATTTGCGGGCGTCTTCCAGCGCGTGACCTTTGCACCAGATGCGCAGCAAATATTTCAGCGCCTGGCCCTGCAGGTAGGCAGGCACCATGTGCGGCGCGTCAGTGATTGCAGCTTCAATCACGTCGATAGCCTCTACTGGGCCGCGGCGGTAGTGATCTGGATTGATTGGATCAGTCATCGAGCCATCCCCATGCGATGCGTTTGCAGATGCGCCATGCGTGTTTCTCGTCAACGTCAAACTCAGCCGCCAACTGGCGGTAGCTCCACCCCTCGGTGCGGAGCCGACGCAGCTTGCGCACTAGCTCCGGCGTGAGGATCGCGGCGATGTTCTCCTCGCCAGCCTTGAATGGCCGGCTCACCTCCACTTATCTCCCAGCAGCTGCTGGCGGCACACCTCAATGGCCTGCTGCGCTTGCTTCTGCGTCATCACCGATTCAGTGGCATCCATGGCACGAACAACGCGGGCCAAGAGTTCGGTGTAATCCGTGTCGCGGAAGTTGGCCGCAATATCGCGGCAGAACTCTTCCCACAGCCCGGTGTAGGTGCCGCACGTGCGACCACTGCGTTCGTACAGCGCATCGATCATGTCGGCGCGTTGCTGGTCAAGCTGTGTGGCGTTCATGGTTCAAGCGTTTGTCGGAGTTGCAGCAGCTCAGCGCAAAGCTGTTGCCGGTTGCGGATGCCAGCGATGCCATGCAACTGATCAATGCGAATATCGATCAGATGCTGGAGTCGCTCGCGTTCATCTTGCCGACCCTGACGGTAGGCGCCCGTATCGCTAAGCAGCTGTTCTAGCCGTTGGCGGATATCGCTCACAGCACCTCCACAGCAATGGCATGGGGCCAGCGATTGCGTGCGTATTTCGCGGCTGCGGTCTTGGATTCGGCGCGTGTGTACCACTTGATGGGGCGCACCTGCGGGAATCGCACCAAGACCGTGAAATCCTTGACGCGTGCGTTGTGGCGTGGCCGGCTGACGCCTTCGCCATAGTTGCCTAACTCAGTCTCATCAGTGCGCCATTGCAGCAGCGCTCCGGTTACATCAGCCATTGCTGGGCTCCTGTTCAGGGTTGAGCCATTCAATCTGCGACCACCATTCAAGCCAAGTGTCGGCAGCGATCAGCTTGGCCTCAGTCAGGCTGCATGCCGTGATCGACTCGAACACGTTGGCGGCTTTGATGGTGACGTAAAAGCGGCGTTCAGTCATGTCGCACCACCTGCTGCGTGCCGGAGTGGGTAGGGCTGTGATGTGCGCCGGACTCAATGCCGATCATGGCGAACACGCTGGCTGCAATCAGGCAACAGATGGCGTTGTTAATGGCGTTCATGATGCGACCATCCGTGCGATGCGGTCGTTGAGCCGATGCAGCCATGCGCCGAGCATTAGACCGCTGACGTACACGGCCACGACGATTTCTGCGAGCTGAGCAGTCCATAGGTGCAGAGTCGGCCCCCAGTCGCTTGTGAGTGCCTGTTTCATGGTGTGGGTGGATTGTTGCGCCGGGCAAACCGGCGGTGCAGGCTTAGTCGGGCCGTGTTGATCTCGTGGTGACGCGTCGTGTGATCCGTTCCGCGGCGGTTGAGTTTTTTGCGAGTGGGCCGCTCCCCTCGTGTGGCCATTATGCCCCTTCTGCGGTGCACGTCAAGGGTGGGCAGTCACATCCCGTTACACCGCGTCGCTGCCCACTGCCAGATCAACCGGCACCCGCAGCACTGGCACGCTTTTGCCGTTTGGCTCCTTGCGCTCCCAGCCCACCACGGCCAGGCTCACCGCCAACTCAGCCGTATACCAGCGGTGCTGGCACGCCAAGCATCGGCGCTGCCTCACCACACGGTCAGCATCGTGGCCGTTGGTATAGGTTGCGCGTATCTCATCGCTGCCGCAATGGGGGCACTTCACAGCTTCGCTAGCGTGCATCTGTACACCACCACTATGGCACCATGAACTTCGGTGAGTGGATGGCTGTCGAGCTATCGCCAGAACAGCAGTTCGAGATCGAAAAACAAGCCCGCACCCTGCTCGCAAGCAAGGATGCAGGCCCGATGGCCGCGGCGCTCCTGAAGCAAGCCTGCTACCAGCAACAGCTGCTGCAGCAGGCCGTAAACGAGATCGCCCGGCTTGAATGCGAGCTGATGGGACGTTAGAAGAGATCAGCGTCCACGACGACACCATCAGTGGCCTTGGCCAGGCTTTCAGCCGCACCCTTGGCCTCAATAGCCTGCTGCGTCTTCCAGTCCGGCTTAGCCACAACACTGAGATACTTCACGCCGCTGTTGGCGGTCTTGGCCCAACCGCTCAGCCGCACAGGAATCTCATTGCGGTCACCCTGCGGATCAGCGTTCATCAGATACTGCGCCAACGCATAAGCCTGATCAGCAGGCACATTCAGCACGCCATCAAACTCTGGGTAGTTTTTACCAGCCTGGAACTTATCGCCCATCCGTTTCTGCCAGTCGGCTTCGGATTGCTTGAACAGTGCGCCGTTAACGGAAAAAGTCATGGTTGCTCGTGGGTAATGGTGTTGGCCTGTTCGTATTGCTCCACCTCGGCCAAGGGGTAGAGCACGAAGCCTGGGGTGCGGAAGTACGGCGGGCCTTTGCCTGCCTTTCGCCAGCGGCTAAGCGTGTCAGGGTGGAGGCCCCAGCGCTGCGCTAACTGCGTGGCCGTTAAGTAATCAGAAGAGTTCATCCTGATCGGTTGCGGCGACTGGAGTTTCGGGCTGCAGCTTGGCGTTCAAATCAGCAACGCTGGTTTCGGTCACTGTGACCGGCTGCACGTCGAGCACCTCCTCTTGGCTCTGCATACCGAGCAGCAAATCGCTCGCATACAGCCGGCCCCAGAAGGCGGCGGCCCGGTAGCGGATCATCAGCTCTGGCATGGTGGCCCACTTGCTGCCGCTCTTCGTGGCCCATCCTTCACGCTTGGCCATCGCCATGGTGATCGTGGGGCCTTTCAATTCCTGCTTACTGGCAAGGTCAGTGGCAACCGCATAGCAGGCAAGGGAATCGCCAGTGCCGCTGATCTCAAACCGCAATGGGCTGAACCGGCCGCAGCCATTCACCATCGCAATGATGAAGCTGCTGCTCCAACTGGGGCGCCCGTGAATCACGTGCAAATGCTGCATCGCCAAGAACGGGCTGATACCCATCCGGTTAGCGATCTCAAGAGCCACCAAGCAGTTGGCAAAGCCCTGCTGCCCTTGGAACTGAGGCGGGATCAGCGTGCTGCTGGCCAATGCCTTGGCGATCCGTTGGGCATCTTCAAATGCTTGGATGCCGCTGAACACCGATCCCGATGGGGTGGTGGTTGTGAGTGCTGTGCTGTCAGTCATTGAGATACTCTTCCTCGGATAGGCGGCTCTTGCCTGAGATCAGGCAATCAACGCTGGGATGATGGCTGGCGTAGATAAACACCGACTTGTCCCCGCAAACAGGGCATGTAACCGGATCGGAATCGCGGGTGTGGGCAAGGGATTCCTCAGCAATCGCCAACAGCAACGATGCACAAGTGGGACAATCCCAAGTGTGAGCTGTCCAACTAACGCTGTGTTCAGGTTCTCCGTATTCCTCGTCCCCTGAGCGGAATCCATCGGCAATCGGAATCTGGCGGGTAGTTCGGATCATCAGTACATCTCGATTTCGGTTGTGGCCTGCTGCTGGCTGGTGGCGCCTGTCATCCAACCCGGCAGGCTGATGGTTTCGATCTGGTCGCTGTAGCTCGGCCAGCTATCAGCGGCGCGGCAGGTGGCCAGCTTGCCCAGATCCCGCATGGCCTGTTCGTGCCCGCGGTCGATCATCTCGGCATCGGCCGCATACACAGCAACCGCATAAGGCGCTGTGGTCTCGACGCAGATAAAGATGAACTGATCAGGTCGCTTGCCGGTGGCAGCCTGAACTCCGTGCATGTACCAGCCAGCCTGCACGTGGTAGCGGTAATCGCCAATGCTGCGCCGGAACCCTCGCGGGCTGGCGTCGCGGGTGGTTTTAAGGTCCACCATGATGCTGCCGTCGTCCGTGAGCCAGTCGGGGCGACACTTGCATTCGACCCCATAGGTGGCATCCGTCCACATGTGCGTGGTCTCAGCCTTGCCCGGCAGGCCCAGCAGCATTGCTGCACCGGGATGGCGCATAATGCTGCGGCCCATCGCCATTACCACATCGGCATCGTCGGCGGTGATCACGGTCTTGCGCTTGGCATCGGCCTCAAATGCGGCCCATTGCTCCTTGCCTTCCTTGGTGCGGCGGTTGATATCAGAAGGCGCCACAGCAATCTGGTTGTCCCATTGATCCAGCTCCAGCACGTGAGTGTGCAGTGCGGTGCCAAGGCGCATGGCAGGTGTGGGCTCAGGCCAGGCGCGGTTCGGATCGAGATAGCGAGCCCAGTAGTGCAGAGGGCTTTTTGCGATCTGATCCAAGCCGGACTTGCTGACCGCGTAATGGCGGTGATAGTCGGCGTTTTGCATGATCTCCTGCGAGTTGCCACCAGATGCTAGCACTTGCGGCCAGATGCTGCTAGGTTCAGCTGGCCACGGCAAAGCCCATGCGCCACTACCTCGAACAATCCGTTTACGACGCCGCTATCGAGCGGCTTGACTTCATCTTCGAGCACTTCACCCGTGTGTACGTCTCCTTCTCTGGTGGCAAGGACAGCGGTGTTCTCCTGAATCTCGTTTGCGACTACGTGCGAGAGCGCAAGCTGCCAATCAAAATTGGCGTCCAGATCATGGACAACGAGGCCAACTACACCCACAGCGAGGAGTTCATGCATCGCATCCTCCAAGCCAACCGGGACATCCTTGACATCTATTGGTGCTGTCTGCCTATCACGCTCCCCTGCACCGTTAGCTCCTACGAGATTGACTGGCAGTGCTGGGGCGAACAGGATCGGCACCGCTGGATTCGCCCCATGCCGCAGCAGGATTACATCGTGAACCTGCAGAACCATCCCTTTGGCGACCTGTTCATCGAGAACATGGACTACGCCACCTTTTGGGACATGTTCGCGGAGTGGTACAGCCAAGGAGAGCCCTGCGCCAATCTGATCGGCATCCGCACCGTTGAATCGCTCAACCGGTTCCGGGCCATCCTGAATCAGGACAAGGAAACCATGCTTGGCCGCATGTGGACAAAAAAGAACACCGATCACACCTACAACTGCTATCCCATCTACGACTGGCGAACAGAGGACATTTGGACCGCGAACGCAAAGTTCGGCTGGGATTACAACAAGCTCTATGACGTGTTCTACATGGCCGGCATCCCAATCAAAAAGATGCGGGTTGCCTCACCGTTCATGTCAGAGTCCAAATCAAGCCTGGCGATGTACCGGGTGATCGATCCTCAGGTGTGGGCCAGGCTTTGCGCCAGGGTCGGCGGTGCAAACTTTATGGCCACTTACGGCAAACAGCTTGACTACAAGTCCTTCAAGCTGCCAGCCGGGCACACATGGAAGTCATTTGTCAAGTTCTTGCTCGCCACATTGCCAGATCAATCCAGCGCAAATTTTAAGCAGCGCTTCATTCAGTCAATCCGTTACTGGGGACGAGTGGGGCGCGGTCTTCCTGAGTCGATCATTGACGCGCTCAGCCGTATCGGCATCCGTTTCTACATCAATGGCACCACGCGGCATGGCGGGAACAATCTACGCCGTGTTGTGATCAAAGTGCCACCCGACCATCTGGATGACCTGCCGTGCCACAACAGCATGGTCACATCATGGAAGCGCTTTGCCATCACGGTCCTAAAGAACGACCACACCTGCAAGTATCTGGGCCTAGCGCCAACGCAAGAGCAGCAGCGCCGCCAAAAGTCAATCCAGCGCAAGTACAGCCAAGTCCTCAACCGTTCCGCCAAATGAAAATCCTCAACGCCTCACAACTTCCAGCTGATCGCATTGTCAACTGCCCAAAAGGCGGTTTCACCAGCCATCGCTTGCTCACGGAAGACGACGGCATGGGATACAGCATGACAAAAACCATCGTGCATCCTGGCAAGCCGCACCGCTGGCATTATCAGCACCACCTTGAAACGTGCTACTGCGTCAGCGGCAAAGGTCTGCTGATCAACGAAGCGACCCAAGAGATTCACGCCATCGCGCCTGATGTGACCTATGTGCTGGACAAACATGATCCGCACACGTTTGAAGCCCTAGAGCCTACCACTCTGATCTGTGTATTCAACCCACCCCTCAAAGGAGATGAACTCCATGACGAGAACGATTCAGACCCTTGGCGATCCCCGGTCTACTCCGTACGCAGTATTCCTATCGAGAAGGTTACCGCCAATGATTACAACCCCAACTCTGTGGCGCCGCCTGAAATGGCGCTACTCGAAACATCCATCTGGGAAGACGGTTACACGCAACCTGTCGTTGTCGTGCATGATGCCGAGCGTGACCTTTATGTGGTCGTTGACGGTTTTCACCGTTATCTGACTCTGAAGAATAGCCAGCGCATCCGCGAACGCGAAGGTGGCCGGCTACCAGTTGTGGTGCTGCGCAAGGAACTGCACGACCGGATGGCTTCCACCATCCGTCACAACCGCGCACGTGGTTCGCACAACATCGAACTGATGAGCGTGATCGTTGCTGAGCTAATCGAGATGGGCAAGGGTGACGCATGGATTTGCAAGCACATCGGCATGAGCCCTGATGAGCTGTTGCGGCTTAAGCAAGTCACCGGGTTGGCGTCGCTGTTCCTTGGTAAAGATTTCAGCAAGGCATGGGACGTGGATCAGATCGACAACATCACGGAGGATCTTGAACGTGAAGCTCAAGAGGATCTGGTTGCCCATTGACGCTTGGGAGGAGATCCACTTCAACATGTGGGGCGATGTGCCAAATCGACGTATTGCCCTGTATCGCGCACAGATCTTCACCGGCAATCACCGGCTCTATGGGCGCTACATGCAGCGGGTCACCATCGAGTGGCCCAACAGCTGCATCAATGCACTGACCGACTACAACCTCAACCGCAAAGCATGGATCGGCCACGCTGCCTGCGCCCTTGCCTTGCGATGCCCTGAGGACATCACCCGACAAGCATGGGGACTTCTGACTGATGAGCAACGGACATTGGCGAACCGACAAGCGGATCGAGCCATTCGCGCCTGGGAGATGCGCTACCGCGAGAGTCTCGGAATACGTGCGGACGTGGAAAGCCCGCTGTTATTCGCACGAGATTCCCGATGACGTGCCAGCCAAGGTTGCAGCCTCAGGCCGTGCGCCGTCGTGGCGTGCAGTAGCAGTGGCATTGCTGCAAAACGATCTGCACCTCTATCAGCTTGGCTATGCACGCCCTGCATACGACCAGCAACGCCGCGCTGTGACCATGGCGCAAATAGCCATGCATGGCGTACCGGCAGATGGCACGCAGTTGGAGTTGCCGCTGTGAACCTTCGCGCCTACCAACAACGCGCCATAGCCGACACACGCGCTGCAATCGCTCGCGGCTCACGTGCGCCGCTGCTAGTGCTGCCCACTGGAGGCGGGAAGACGATCATCTTCTCCGCAATCGCTCAATCGGCCGCGGCCAAGGGCAACCGCGTGCTGATCTTGGTGCACCGGCGGGAGCTGATCCATCAAGCCAGCAGCAAACTCCAGTGGATCGGCCTGGATCAGGGCATCATCGCCGCTGGTGTGCCTGCCACAGATGCACCGGTGCAGATCGCATCCGTGCAAACGCTCGCCCGCAGGCTGACCCGCATCGATTGGCAGCCGGGGCTGATCATCATCGATGAGGCCCACCACGCCACTGCAGGCCAATGGGCGCGGATCCTTGACCACTGGCCCAATGCCTACCGGCTGGGTGTGACCGCCACGCCATGCCGCCTCTCTGGCGAGGGACTGCGCAGCGCCTTCGATGCCATGGTGCTTGGCCCGTCAGTGGCAGATCTGATCGGTGCCGGATACCTATCTCCTGCACGGCTCTATGCGCCGCCAGTAGTAGCCGATCTCAATGGCATCCGCACGCGAGCCGGCGACTATGCCAACGACCAGGCAGCGGCCGCTATGGATCGACCCACGGTTACCGGCGATGCCATCGCGCATTACCAGCGCCTGGCAGCAGGCCAACAGGCAATCGCCTTCTGCTGCAACGTAAAGCACGCCGTCTCAGTGTGCGACGCATTCAAGACAGCTGGGATCACCGCTGAACTGCTACTAGGTGGCACGCAGGACCGCGATCAGGTAGTGGCAGACTTCGCCGCGCATCGCATCCGCGTCCTCGTCACTGTCGACGTGGTAAGCGAAGGATTCGACGTGCCAGCCGCCAGCTGCGCCATCCTGCTCAGGCCAACGCAATCACTCGGCCTGTACCTACAGCAGGTGGGCCGCGTGCTGCGCCCAGCGCCTGGCAAAGATGCGGCGATCATCCTGGATCACGTCGGCAATGTGCTGCGCCATGGCTTTCCAGATGACCCACGCGACTGGTCGCTCGATGACCGTATGCGGCGCAGCAAGGGCACACCACCGCCATCAGTGCGCACATGCCCTGAATGCTTTGCAGCATTCAAGCCCGCGCCAATCTGCCCGGTCTGTGGCGCACAATGCCAACCGATCAAATCACGCAAGATCCAACAGATCGCAGGTGAACTGCAGGAGTTGAAGCGCATCGCCAAGGTGATCGAATTCGAGGAGCGCCATGCACGCCGATCAGAAGTCGGCCGCGCACGCACCTTGGCTGATCTTCTGATGGTCGCCAAGAATCGCGGTTACAGTCCGGGCTGGGCATACCGGATCCATCAGGCGCGTGGCCAACGCTGAGACCACCCTCCAGCAGCAAATACGCCTTGCGCTTGGTAGCCGTACTGATCTGCGCCTGTTTCGTAATCAGGTCGGCCAGCTGCCCGACCCCCGCACCGGCCGCCCCGTGCAGTTCGGCTTGGCCCGCGGCTCCGCAGACCTGATCGGCTGGCGCACCATCACCGTCACCCCAGAGATGGTCGGCCAGCAGCTGGCTGTGTTCACCTCTATAGAAGTCAAAACCGAGCGGGGGCATGTGCGACCTGAACAGCACGCATGGCAGCGCACGGTATCGGCAGCAGGTGGCATCGCAGGTATCGCACGCTCAGTCCAAGACGCAAACGATCTCGTGAGATAACTGGCAACCTCCCAACCTATCTGCCAAACTTTGCCGGCCTCTCACCGTCCATGTGGTAGCCGAACTCCTCGATCAGCTCGCCAATATCCCGGATCACTGGGCACTCGTAGCCGTCGGCAACGACAAGCGCCCCTATCAGCCTGAATGGCAGAAACACCCCATCAGCCGTAGCGATCTCATCGCTGAGATCCAGGCCGGCCGCGCCGTAGCAATCGGCGTCATTGCTGGCCCGCAATCCGGCGGCCTGCTGTTTGTTGACCACGATGGCCTCGGCGCCTCTGAAGTGCTCGAACAGATCGGAGCACCACTGCGTGATCTCCCTAAGTCCTGGGCCGTCACATCCGGTCGCGATGGCCGCGTGCAGATCATCTACCAAGTCCCGGAACCATTCTGGGCCACCATCAAAACCACAAAGCTGCGCAGCAGCATCAAAGGCGAACAGCTAGAGCTGCGCTGGGCTGGCTGCCAATCCGTCGTAGCCGGTGCTCACCCGATGACCGGCGCCTATCGCTGGTTGAAAGATCGCGCACCGGGTGATCTGACCATTGCAGAAGCGCCATCACTACTGCTGCAGCAGATGCAGCGCCAGATGCCCGCTCCTGCCCCGTTACTGCAGCTACCAGATACCGATATCCAACGCGCACGCGCCTACCTCGCATCAGTGCCAGCAGCAGATGCAGACGACTACGACGCATGGCTACGTGTCGGCATGGCGCTCCATAGCGTCGACGATGCTCTCCTGGCCGACTGGATCCAGTGGTCGACCATCTCAGGCAAGTTTGAACCAGGCGCCTGCGAAGTTAAATGGCGCACATTCTCAGCCGCAGCAGGTGGCGTCTCCCTTGGCACACTCGCTCACCTAGCCGGCCATCAGAAAAGCCGCACGTCTTCAACCGCGCGGCCATCCGTCCATGCACCAGATGGCGCATCAAACCCTACGTCAACCCATGGCGGCAAACTCCTCAAGCTCGAATCCAATGAGCTCCTCGCCCTGCTGCGTCAGCAGATGGCGGACCGCCTCCGATGGAACGTCTTCACCAAAACCATCGAGCTCGACCAGAAACCCCTCGAGCACATCGAGCACTTCTACCTCGCGCTCTCACAGCAAGGCGTCAAGGTCACCAAAGATCTTGCGGCCGATGCCGTCCACGTCGTCGCACTTGAAAACCCATACGATCCTGTCCGCGAATATCTCGAACATGTAGCCGATCACATCCCACCTATCCCCATCGATCACTTGGCAAGCGCCTATCTGCGCCCCGGCGATCAACCCGGCAGCCTCTATGACGCCATGCTCAAGGCCACGCTTGTCGCCGCCGTACGCCGCATCTTCGAGCCCGGCTGCAAGCACGACTCAGCCTGTGTGCTCATGGGTCCGCAAGGCTGCGGTAAGTCCACTTTCTGGCGCAACCTCGGCGGCCTCTGGTTCAGCGACGCACTGCGTGACATCGGCTCCAAGGATGACCTGATGGTGTTGCACCGCTCGTGGCTTATGGAATGGGCCGAGCTGGATCACATCACCGGTCGCAAACACGCCGGCCAGGTGAAAGCATTCCTCACGCAGCAGACGGACATGTTCCGCGCTCCCTACCAACGCACCACAGAGGCGTATCCCAGGCGATCCATCATCGTCGGTTCCACCAACCGCGATACCGGTTTCCTGGTCGATGACACCGGCAACCGGCGGTTCTGGGTGATCCCCGTAACAGCAGCCCCGCACATCCCCGTAGATGGCCTCCTCCTCGAACGCGACGCCATCTGGAGCGCAGCAGTGCACGCATACCGCGCAGGCGAACCCAACCATCTATCACGCGAACACAGCGCACAGGTCGATCACGAGAACGAGTCCTATCTCGTCGACAGCCCATGGAAGGCAGCCATCCAAGAATGGGTCAATGCACCCCGCAATGACGGTCGACACATCACCAGCGAGCTGCTGCTAACCGAAGCAATCAGCAAACCGGTGGAACGCCAAAGCCGCGCCGATCAAATGCAGGTGGCATCGATCATGCGCGAGCTGGGCTTTGCCAAACAGCGCCGATGGGTCGATGGACGCTCCAGATGGGTATTCATTCCAACCTCAGCGGAGAGGCTGGCAGGCTGAGATCCACTGCAGGGCAGCGACTCCCCTAACCTTACTAACCTACTAACCTTTCTAAAGGATTTAATAAAAAGGGGAGAGGGTAGAAAAAGGGGCTATAGGGGCAACGTTGGCGGGGTTGGCAGGTTGACAGGTGCCTACCCTTGGGACATGGCCCTATCCATCACCGTTGACACCACCGGCCTAGAAGAGGCGGCAAGGCGCTCTAGCGTGCTCGCCAAGCAGTTGCCCTTTGCCACCTCCCTCGCCCTCAACGAGGTGGCCTTCAAGGCCCGCACAGCGCTCAATGGCAGCACGCGCCAATACTTCAACGCACCAACCAAGTTCACCAAGACCGCATTCCTGGTCCAAAAGTCCAAGAAGGCAGACCTCCAGGCCATCGTCTTTGCCAACAACCAAGACGGCCGCAACCGTGCTCGTTACCTGCGCTATGGCATCCAAGGCGGGCAACGTGTGGCCAAGGGCTTCGAGCGCTTTTTCGCTGGCGCTGACAACGACGGCACCCTCCCCCCAGGGGTCACCCTCCTACCCACCTCCCTGGTCAAGACCACAGCCCAAGGCAACGTCTCCATCGCCACGCTGCGCTCGATCAGTAAAGGGCTGAGCACCACCAACAAACGCGGCGGCTTCTTTGTTGGCACACCACGAGGAGGTGATAGGCCGCCTGGTATCTACCGTCGGTCACGCGATCAACTGTTCCCTTACTTCGTCGCAGCACCATCAGCACCGCGCTACACCGGACGTTTCCCAATCCAAGACGTAGGCAGCAAGGTCATCAATCGCAACTGGGTCGCAGAACTTGAGGCTGCACTTGAACGCGCACTGTCGACAGCAAAGTAATGGGTCCTTCTGCGTTCAACTCATGTGGGTCGTTCGTTCG